AGGTCCCTGTCCAGGAAGATAACAAAAAAGATGTTATATATTCCCCGATGAGACGTTCAAACTCATTCTGGTCTACCTGGTCCAAAAGATAACCTGTCAAAGGTACTTCATCTAGATTGCCTAATCCTTGAAGAATCATAGCTCTCATGACATTTTGAAAGTCTACCATATCGATACCGCTCATATAGAGCATCATGAGTACTTGAGTACCGTCAAGCTCTTGATCAGCACCCGTACCTTTATCGTCAAGTGCGGATTTATTATCTCGCAGTCCTGCTAGAGCTTTAAAGAACTGTTGCTTAAGCTTAATAAGAAACTCTCTGTGTTTAGCAGTAGGGGCCTTAAGTGTAAGTCTAAAGCCGAGATTCTCTTGGCCTTTACTTGCATACTTAATGGGCTCTTTTAAAATGAATTCAAATTCATGCAGCATATAGACCATCTTCCTTTAATCTTTGATTAATTAAATAAGCTATAAGCTTATCTTTAATCTTTAATATAAAAATCTCTTATTAAGGCTTAGGGCCTTATAGTATAATATAGGAGAGGAGACCGGAGCCTCCTTTAGTGTTGATATGTACAGAAGGTCACGAATAACGTAACCTTAGGGACATAAGATAGTTAGATAGCAGCGTTACCCACAAATTCCACTTCGATAGTGTCATCTACGCCAAGCTTAACAGAATAATCATTTACCATGATAGCTCCTGTAATGGTGCGCGTAAAGCCAGTAGTCGAAAGGGTAATTACATGCCCGTCTTGGTTAGCTTTGATAGCTCTAAGGAGTTCAATATTTCCAGCGGTAACTTCGACGTGGAATTTTACCATAGATTGCTTTTTGGTAGCGTCTTCGGACACTACTTGCTGAACAGATCCGCCGCCAGATGTTTGAACTCTAAGTTTCTGTTCTCCTAAACCCTCAGTATAAGAGAGAGTGTTAGGTACGTACCCTATAACATTGTTATCGATGATGAGGGTAGCATCAACCGTTTTGCGTATAATAGCCATATGCTTAATTCCTCTTAACCGTTAGTATTGAAAGCTACGCGAATAGTAGCGAGTAATGTTCGTAATTGAACCACAATAGGTACGATCATATCTACAGTAACTTTACCTAATGAAAGATCTAAAGTAACTACCAGGTTAGCTTTAAAGTATTTCATATTAGCTTCGCCGCTGCGGGTAAGTACATACCCTTCTGAAGCAAGATCAAGATATAGCCCAGTGAGATAAGCTTTAATCACGTCAGCATTAGCCATGTTATGACCAGGTATCAAAGCACCGTCAGTAAGCCGCGTTTGTCCATATTGGGCACGCGCGTTATTGTAAAAATACTCACGTATTTGACTAGAAGTATCGACGTGTTCAATATACTTAAAGCTTGTGTCAGCATTACCCGCTACGTCTGTAAGGTAAGTAGTTACCACTTCACCTGCGATGATAGAATTACCTGCGATGTTGTTACCAAGAAGACTCACGCCTTTAAGCTGTAAAGCTTCAATCTGCGCTCTAGTTAAACCGTCACCTTGTTTAATGAGGGGAAGGTAACTAAATGGAGTATTGAAGAAAGGCAAGGAAGCTGTATGTGGGCCGCCAAATTGATCTTTAGGACCACTGTTTCCGGTTACATAACGAGAGATATTCGCGTTAGTCGTGAGCCTGAGTGACCGAATGGCCGCTACTTGAGCTGAAATGTTATCACTAATCTCGGCAATTGCGCCGCCTACAAATCTACCCGCATCTGCTACCAAAGGATTCCCAAAAGCTACCAAGAGAGGTTGGTTTAGAGTAGCTACCCAAGTAAGCAGGTTAGCATTAGAGTCAGCTTTTGTGAGAATCGCTACACCGTCAAGAACCTTGTTAGTAACATTAAGTCTTCCGTCTAGAATGGTATCAATGGTAGCGGTAGCATAAGTACCAGGATAAACTATTGTAGTATAACGTTGGCCGTCAATAAGAGCTTCTAATCCTGAGATGGTAGGATTTGTAGCGCCTGATGCCATAGTAGTAATCGTAAGACCTACCCCCGCTGGCATATCAGTTACTTTTAAAGCGATTTGATTCCCTAGGGTACCTTTATGCTTAGAAGTAATAGTAACCGTACCTGTAGTGCTGGAAGCGGTAAACTGAGCAAAGGTATCAGCGGTTACAGCTGCCTCGATAGCCGCGCCTATGGTTGTAGCGGAAGCTCCTGAAGCTACTATAATTGTGTACTTATGATCGTAGTTAGAGCCGATAGTTACATACATAGTGCCGGCAGCAGTAGAAGGTCCAGTAAGTGCCAAAGTACCTGTGGCGGCTACTCCTGCTCCAGCATCGTCATAAGGTACTACGTCAATGCGAGTAACTTCGTTAATTCTTCTAAACTGACGAATCATAGAAGCTAAGTGACTGGTTTTACCAAAAAGAGTATCCCATTCGTTATCGTTACCTATATTTTCCACCACCGCACCTGTAGTAGCCGTACCTGCGGATACCTTTTGCCCTATAATTAGAACTTTAGGCTCCGTGTTAGACACGTCTCTTTGGGCAGGAACGATGTTAAAAGTCACATCTGGTTGAGAGATGATCATGTTTGTGTCTCCTTAATTGTCTTATTAATTGAATAATCAAACATCTTCATCTAGATTGATGTTAGTGTTTACGATTTCTATACCATAATCTACATTATTAAAAGCTAATTCTAAGTCTCTAAAAGCTCTTGTGTAATTAGGGTCGATGATATCATTTCCGGTTAACTCTGAAACTGCTTCAAATTTAAATTGATGTATATAGTAACCGGTTGTCCACATCAATACTTTGTGTGATAGGAAGTTAAGAGTAGCTGTAGGGTCGTCTGTAAAATATGAAGAATATGATTTCCCTAATACTGATTTGTATAAATAAGTAGCTATATCTGTTATTGAATCTCTTTCCGCTCGACCTGAAATCGTATCTTTCATAGGATAAAATATGAAGATAGATACATCGTTAATTATATTCTGTCTAAAAGCAGAGCCTGTAGTATGTAAAGCTACAGCGTCACTTAACGTGTTTTTATCTCTACTTGCTGTCACATCACCAAGAACTACAAATGCCCACAATTTATTCTGACCAAACTTCGTATATGAATCGATAGCTCTGTCAATATTTAATGCTCCGCTTATCCTGGGTAATTTACGCAGTACCATAGTGCCTGAAGCGGTAGCTGTATAACTATCTTCCGAAGTATAAGTAAAAGTGGTAGAGTCCGTTACTGTAATTGAGTACCATCCATTAAAGCCTCGCCTCCACGGCTCCAGTAAAAAAGGAGTACCTGTAGCGGGTGTTGTCGGAGCACCAGTAACTGTATAAGTAAACTTATTTCTCGAATTAACATTAGTGAGCGGCTTAACACCATTATAAGCTGATTCAGCAGCTCCGGTTATCTCTACAGTAGTAATCCAACCTTCAGTAAGGTCGTGGTCAGATGTAGTTATTACAGTAGCGACTGTACCTGCACGTAGTATACTCGTTATAGGCGTCTTGCGGTTAGCTCCGGCAACATATACATAATCACCTGTAGTGAGGCCGTGCGCTGCAGCAGTTACCGCTGTAGTAATAGTGCCTGCCTTAGAGAGACTACTTATACTCACTTCTTCACTAAACAGTCCCGTCTTTGAAGGAAGGACTCTCAGCAATTGAGTTATGATATCACTTGCTTTCATACGTTTAAAGCCTTCATTAAGTTCTTAAGGAGCATTTGTTCAACTTTAACCAGACTGGCTTCCATACCTAGAGTTAAATAAGGTCTAGCTTCCATATTACCAGTACCGGTTTGTAAATAACCTGCGTAACTCACGTTAGAATATATCTCAAAGCCTTGCCATCCATATACAGAATAAGAAATAGAACTAGCTAAGTTACCGGTTTGAGGTCTTGGAAACCCTCCAGGTAATGATCGAGGAGTACCGCTCGCATCGATTTGAGTACCTGTAGAGTACATATGGGAAGTGATATAATTAACGATATATTTAGCAGCTACGTGCCAGCTCACCTGAACTACTCTGCCGAGACCGTGAGTAGAGGTAGCTAATTTTTTTAAATGCTCACTACCTTCGAGCTTATATTCTAATCCTACGCCCATATTACAGTACCCTTCTTTTTAAGATCATACAGCATCATAGATATCTCAGTGGATACTACCTACCTAGACATTCCAAATCGGTCTGTACGGGCTTAAAAAGCCACTCAGAATCGATTCTATTATGCGAGGTTAATGTTATTCGCCTTAGGACCTCGTACAATGCACCTTATTTTAAGAAATGTGTTATCTTCGTTTATATTTGTTATATCTAAAATATTATAATGTTCACTGTTATATTCTATCCAGTTTTCTTGAGTTATACCTGAACGATATCGAATGTACACTTCATGAGTAAAGATGTCTTTATCTACCATTAAATGCGTACCGTCAAAAACTTCATTACCTTTAACACTAGTTTTAACCAAGGCCCAGACGGTAGCTACTGTAGTAAATACTTCCGTATAATCCACAGAACCAGTAGAGCTAGGGGTTAAAACACGAGATTTGATCACCACTTTCTTATTAAGGTCACCAATGCACACACTAATGACATCTTTCTCAATAGTTTTACATTTGGCCATTGTTGTTTACCTATAAATTAAGTCGAGTTTATATGTGGAAGAACCTGCGTATACACCTACTGTGGTGTATTTTAACCTTAGTCTATCACCACCGATACCGTCAATCTTAGTATTATCAGCTAAAGTTCCATCCGCAGCCGTAGCTAAAGCGCCAGCTACTTCTAAGTCTATTGATATCATTCGACGCAATGAAGCCGTAGTATGAGCCAGAGCTGCAATATCGAACCAAGTAACTCCACCATCTGCCGAACTCTGCAAGTAAAACTTGGCTGTAGTACCTCCGGAACCGTAAGTGAAATTAGAGTGAAGAGTTATGTGTTTAGTGCCAGGAGGCACTTTTCCTATACCTACTACAACACCTGCTGCAGCTGCGGTAATTACTATGCTATCTAAGCTTAAAGTATCTGTTGCCATGAATAATTCTCCGTTCGACCTATTATGTCTCTAATCTTATATTGTTTGTAAACTAACATAGAGTTGCTTGGTGCTCCACAAGAGGCACACCCTTCAGCAGTAGCGCAGTCACCTCGGTTATCGTATAAGTGCGCAATATGATTCATTAAAGCATTGCGAAACGCTGAAGGTAAGTTACTGGAAGCCGCGCCATAACCAGATACAAATGTGATTTGTACAGCTTGGGGCCTATCGTAAACACCGCCCGTAGGCCATAATTGTGTAGTTAATCTATATATATCACTATAATCTACTTCGTCTGTAATTGCATATACACCTGAAGATACTGTTTGAAGTACGTTAGCTACATCATAATACTTTATATGAGTTATGCTTTGCAGTTTTGATTTCCGCAATGTTGTTAAATCTTCAAAGTCATCTCTGTATGTTATATACGTCTTATTAATTAAATCCCGACGAGTGTATTTCTCAGCATAGTCAACAGCTGATTCTATAAGAATTGTTAAAAAAGCGTCTTCGGAAGTATCAGAAGCGTCTAGTTTAAGGAAAGCTTTTATTTCTACCAGAGATACGGCCAAAGCTGCAGCGCCAGTAACTAGTTTATAAGGATAAACTTTATGATTGTTCCAGTTACCAAATATTCGCATGATAGTATTCCTGTATATTAGATATAGAGGTGCCTCCGAAGACACCCCTTACCTTAGATAATTTAATAGGTTAAGCTAAAGC